TTTAATAGTATTCCTAAACTATCTAAGAAAATTGATATGACTTGTTCCAAATGTGGTTTCGAACACCACTTGGATGTGGAAGGGCTCGAAAGTTTTTTCGGCTAATACTTTGTTATGATGATTTAAAAAATTACTACAAGACTAACTTTTCTTTGATGCAACACCATAAGTATAGTCTTACCGAACTTGAAAATATGATACCTTGGGAACGAGATATCTATGTCGCCATGTTGATTCAATATTTGGAAGAAGAAAACCAAAAACTAAAAGAACGACAAAGAAATAAATGAAGTTATTCGGAAATAAAAAAGAAGGCACAGGCGATAAATCGTCAAGCCCTGTTGCGTCTGAAAAAACTAAACAATCGGCTGGATTTTTAAAAAGGTCTGTCAATAAAATTGGTGATATTCTGCACAAAAAATTTGGTTCAACAGAAAAGATAACTGACACCGATTCAATGTCTAACGCCGAATATCTCGGTGAAATTTATAAATTGATGGTGCAAAACAGTGTCGATATAAAATTAGAACGTGAACAACAGGTTAACTTTAGAGAAGAAGAAGATTCTGAGGAACAAAAAAGACACTCTGAAATAGTCAAGGCCTTGACTATACGTAGAAGACCAAAACCTAAAGCAGTTATACGCCGTGAGAAGAAGGCAGAAGAAAAGGCCAAAGAACCGCCTAAGAAACCAGGTGAGCCACCTAAGAAACCAGGTGAGCCAACTAAACCAACTGAACCTACTAAACCAGCTGAACCTGCAAAGAAACCAGCAGAGCCAGCTAAACCAGCTGAAAAACCAGTTGAAAAAGCCAAAAGAGAAGTTGATGACGGAGTTAAAAAAGCTGCTGAAGAAAAGGCTAAAAAAGATGCTCAAGAGGCAGCCAAAAAAGCTGCTGAAACCAAAGCCAAAAAAGAAGCTGAGGAAAAGGCTAAGAAAGCTGCTGAGGAAAAGGCTAAGAAAGAAACAGCAGAAAAATTAAAGAAAGAGGAACAAGAAAAATTAAAACGTGAGGCTGCGGAGAAAGCTAAATCTGAAAAATTAAAGAAAGATGCAGAACCAGTTAAGCCACCTACTGCGACTCAAAAACCACCAGAATTACCAAAAACTGGACCATCAACTGCAACTCAAATTGGTATTGGAACAGCGATTGCAGCTGCAACAAGTATAAGTTTTGCTCAAGAAATTGGTGATAAAATATCAACACACGAATCCGCTGGTACGTCTGAAAAATCTTATAACATAATGAATAATGCGGGCAAAAAAGATACTAATTGGAATAAGTACAATTTAACAAATATGTCTTTACAACAAGTTTTGGAATTAGCTGAACAAAGAAGAATAGAATTTAATCCTAAAAATAAAGAAGGCAAAAGAGGCAGTATTGGTGTTGCCATGGGTAAATATCAATTTATGCCTTCAGTTTTGCGTGGCGATTCTAAAAATAAAGGTTTAGCTGAAAAAGTTTTTGGACCAGATTGGAAAAATCAACCATTCAACAAAGAAAATCAAGAACGTTTACATGATGCTTTTTTTAAGGATGAAGTTACACAACTAAAACGTTTAAAAGTTCCTGTTTCAGAAGCGACAATTTACATGACGCATTTTGCTGGACCGAAAGGTGCAGCAAAAATATATTTTGCCTCTGATGATACAAAAATGTCTGATGTTATGAGTGATTCTCAAGTACAATCAAACAAAACAATTGCGAAATTAACTGTTGGTGAATATAAAAAGAAAATAAGTACCACAAAAGGAAAAGTTATAGGTTTGTCTTTTGGGGCTTTGGATGAAAAGAAATTAAACGAATTTATGCAACCGCAAAGCAATACGGGTAATAGAATTGATAGTGCATCAAAAGATAATAAAGATATGAAGAAACAGGACACTCCTGCGCCAATAAACATACAACAAAATACAACTAACGTAAACAACACAACCGAATCATCAAATACACCAAAGGTTGATGATAGACCAGCACACCAAAGAAAGTAAAAAATGGCAGATAATAAACTAAATTATCAACAGGCTAGAAGTGTCAGAAAAGCAAAATTTTCCGACATATTGCTTGACCAACTAGCACAAAGTGATAGAAGTGTACTTGGTGCTGTTGGTAAAACCATTTCAATGAAAGCTCAGGCTAGAATTAAAGGCATCAAAGAGAAATTTGATCCTTTGAATATCGTAAGATTTATGACTATGGGATCCAGATTTGGTCCCGCTTTGTTTGGTAAAATGACTGGTCGTAATCAAAAAGATATTGACTATTTTACTGGCCGTACTAAAAGTGTTGTTGGCACCAGAAACACCGCAGATAGATTAAAGAAAGTTGGTGGTGACGGTGATTCAGAAGGCATCAATCAACAATTAGCAAAAATATTTTCTTTCCTACAAAATAATCGTGAAGAAGATATTAAGTTAAAACAATTGGCTAAAAATTCTGAGGAAGAAATTGCCTTGGAAAAAGGTAAACGTCATAAAGAATTGGTTGACACACTACAGAAGTTGATGAAACATATTAATTCTGGTGGTAAGATGACTGCTGAACCAATGGAAAAAACTTCAATGTTTGGTAACATATGGGATAATATCAAAGGCTTGGCAGAGATGCTTGGTGAAATGCGAAAATTCATGTTTGATATGGCTAAAAAAATAGGCATGCCACTTTCTAAAGGACTCACACAAGCAGGTAAATTTGGTCTACGTATGTTACCGACTGTGGCAGCTGCAGCAGCTGTAGGTGCAATGATTTATGGTGCTGATGCTTTAGCAGGTGAGTATCTTGGTGTTGGAAAGAATCCTGATGGGACTGATATTGTAATTGATAATGAAAAGGATGAACAGAACTATAAAGAATTTAATGCGGTCGAAAGGATTGAATCCAATATCGCTAGAGGTACGGAGGTAGTAGGTGGTGTAATTTCACCAAATGTGGCAACTGAAGCAAAAGCCGCAAGAATTAAAAATGAAACCGAATATTTAAGACTAAAAAAGGAAGGTAAACACCGAGCAGAACCTGCAGCACCAGAAGATATGATGTTTGATCCTGAAGGTAATGTGATTGCTTTGCCACCGAATAAGTTTCAAGCACCTAAACCAACACCTGTACCACCAGCACCTGTAATTAAACCACAAGCACCAGCGGGAATGGAATTTGATGCACAAGGTGGTTTAATTACTTCTCCAGTTCCTAAAAAATTGCAACCAGTTGTGCCAGTACCTAAGTCTGCACCTGTTTCATCATTATCAAATACCAATTCTGATTTGAATTTACCTAAACCTGCCGCATCTAATGATATGAAACCTATTATTAACAAGACAGTAAGCAATCTCTCACAGAAGCAAGAAAGAACTGGATTAAGACCTAGTCAAATATCTGTGCGTAATGATGAACCAACATTCATGCAATTAATTATTGCTTCCACAAGGGTTGTATAAACAAAAAACCCCGCCGAAGCGGGGTCTAAACAAAGTTCTGAGAAAGGAGCTTTTGTTTAATCTTCAGCCAACTTGGCAAAGTATTCCATATCGTCATCATCAGTAGCTGCGATATCAACTTCAACTGGCTTCTTAGGTGCAGCCTTAGCTTGTTCAACTGTGGTACGTGCTCGTGGAGCATCACCTTCATCATTCAAACCAAGTACTTTATCCAAACGTGTTTTCAACATATCATAAGACTTGAATTCTTTGTCAGCCGTCAACTCAGTCAATGAGAATTGTGACTTCCAAATTTTCTCCAACTTCTCATCGTCATCCAACAATGCAGATGGTGATGTGAATTCGGACTTATCATAGTTTTGATAACCAGCAACTTTAGTGATACGTAACTTAAAGTTAGCACCCTTCCACAAATCAAACGGATTGATTGGTGTTTCATCTTCAAATGCAGGATTCATTGCACCTGTAACCTTCTCAAAAATCTTGGCACCGAACTTGAACAATTTAACTTGTCCTTCGTTCTCTGGATGCTTAGGATCAGAAATGATATAAACGTTAGCAATGTAACTTAGTTTACGTTTTTGTTTACGAACAATGTCTTTGTTCGCTTCAATGCCTGAGTTCCACAATTTGTTGTTGTGTTCACATACAGGACATTGTTGGTTCTTGGTTGTTAAACACTTGTCGATTAACCAACCACCAGGACCTTGAAATCCATGTTCGAAAATCTTAGCCCAAGGAAGACCATCTTCACCATCAACTGCTGCTGCGGGTAGAAAACGAATCGTAGCCATGCCGTTGCCAGCTTTGTCTACTTCTGGTCGCCAAAAGTTTTCTTTATCGGATTTACCTTCAGTGGAGGCGTTGAGCTCTGCCACTTTTGCTTTCAATGTGTCCAGATTGCCTGAACTTTTTTTAAGATTTGAAAAATCTACCATGATTTACCTTTCTAGTATAAACGGAATATTAACGGAGTATAAACGGATTGTCCACATAGTTCATTATATCATATTATTTAGGCATCGTCAAGTATAAACTTCAACTGTACCAAGGTATCGGCAACATTTTTATGTAAGATTGCCACACCACCTGCAGCACGCCAATCATTAATAACACTCTCTGTATCATCAATGATTAACGTATCTGTTCTTGCGTATCTTTTCTTTAGTTCTTTACCTGGAACCAAGTTACGTTGGAAGTCAATACCCTGCGTTTCCAACCATTTAATCTTTTGTTCAGAGATTGCTTTGTGTCTTTTCTCACTTGCTGTGGAGGACAGAATTTGAGTAGGTGGTAATGCATTACGTAATGCACGTACCAAATCCATTGCATCTGGCATTAGTTCAAGTGTTTCAAAGTGACCATCAGCAATAAACTTATCAAAAAATTTATTGAATTCTTTATATTCTCTGGTTGAACTAGGCTGAACTTTAAACAGTTCAACGTATCTCTTTTCAAAATCGGCAATAACGCCATCCATATCCAAGTAGATGCAATTAATTTTAGGCATGTTCTCTCAAACTTTCTTTTAAAATTGTCTTAAACTTATCTTTATCGTAAACAAGAAACGGTGTGTACTTTTCAATTTTTCTTTTTAATGTAGGCCAAATAACATCATCTGTTATTTTTTTGTTCCACATTGGTAAGAAATTCATAATGTCATTAAGTATACACACCGTCTCAATGTTAATGTTGCCATAAGTCATCTCTCTCAACAGCAATGGATATTGTCCATCTACAACTACCAACATTTCATTAGGTGATTGTGTTGCTGTGAATAGACTTATTATATCTTGTTCGAATCGGTATGTCAAGCTCTGGTTTCTTTTTTGCCATTTCTTGTAGTTTTCTTCACCTTCAATACCACATATATCTCCCACCCAATTCACATTGGTTTCTAGGAAATTAGCAATATAAAAAGTACGTAATTCATCTATGTTGTACTTCCGTGATAACTTGTAAAAAGAATACTTGGCTTTATTGTTTGCAAAGTTGTCCTTTGATACGTTGGTCTTTCCGTTGTAACGAAAAAAATCGTAAGAATCAGAAGTAAAATGAAGTTTAATGCTTTGATATAGGGCATATGCTTCAAATCCTGTCGTTTCGGTCATAGGGGCAATTTAGAACTTTTCTTCAATAGGTTTAGGTCTTGTGCTTCTTCTCTAATCTTTGCTTTCAATGCACTAGAGACTAAAGAAGAAGCCACATCGACTTCCATACCTGTTTGTTCACAATGATGTATGATTGCATCCATATGGGTACCACCCAATTCACTGACGCTTTTACTAATCATTTCACTAAATTCATTAATTTCGGTTTTTGTTGGCACTTTGAGCTTTCGTATAGAACAGATGATTTCCAATTTTTGCAACGTACCTTAATTTCCATTCTGGATTAACGTAGGTGGCATGATAGAACATTGAATTGGTTTCATATATTTTATCATGTAATTTTGTTTGTGTCAAGGCTTTCTTTGCGACAATTAGGCATTCTTCCCATGCATATTTGCTCCTAACCGGTCCAACATTCTCACCAACCCAACTGAATTGGTATGTGCGGCCCGTTTTTTGATATACCACTTCACAAATTGTTTTGGGATAAAATGGACTATTCACACGATTCATTGTAACTTGTGCTACTGCTAATTTACCTTCAAAAGATTCGCTTGCGGCTTCATAGTAGATGTTTTTGGCCATGCAAAGTAATTGCTTATTTAAATCCTGTGAAACCACTCTTTCCATTGCAAATGTTTGTTCTTGGGATGTTAAAGGTAAAATCAATAATGATAAAGAAAATAATAAAGTTGATAAAAACTTCATTGCTACTCCTCGTTTCTTTAAAGGGGGAAACCCCCTTAACCCTCAGGATGTTTTTCTGGTAACCTTGATTTCAGGTGTTACCGGTGTATTAGATACAAAACTATTTAAAGATGTAGCTTTGCTAATAATGTCTGTTTCTGAGGGGATGGTCGGCAATCCTGGATGTTCAGGTGGTATTTCACCTTTAGACCTTGCCGTTTCGCATTTGATGTGCCAGTCTTGTTGTAGACGGTCTCGTTCTGCGTTGTATGAATCATATAACATGTCTCTTGCCATTTTTAATAGTTCAAGACGGATTTCAAAGGGTGTCATGTTTGACATAGTTTTCTCCTTGTGTTGTGTAAGTGTGTTGGTGGATTATTTAAATGGGTCCCACCGAACCCATATACTTATTTATACGTATTAAAAACTACGTGTGTACTGTAGACGCCATGCGTCTTTTTCTTCGTCACCATATGAACGGCTCCAACGAACTGCAACTTTGTCTTGTTTGGTCAAATCGTAACCGACTGCTGTGTGAACACGGGTCGTTTGATATGCGTTTGTAGTATCAAATGCATTACGATAACGAGCACCAACATCACCAGTCAAACCAGCAACCAATGGGAATTTAACACCAGCATCAACTGCGTAATGACTAAAATGTGTTGAACTGGTTACTCTTTCACCCAAACGTCCACCAACGTAGAAAGCACCGATAGATTGTCTCACACGAACTTCTAATCCTTGTGAAATTGAACCACTGCCAAGTGCAGACTGGCTGTTTTCCATTTTAAGGCTATAGTCGGTAGAACCAACTTTATTACCAATGACAACTGCTTCTTTAATGTTTTTTGCATCTGTTGCACGGTTTGTTTCATCTGAATATTCCAATGAACCATAACCTTGTGCCATTGCTGAAGCACTGATGACCAAAGAGGCCAAAATAAAACTGATTTTCTTCAAAATTAACTCCTAGTTGTTAAACAAAATGATAGGTATTAAGGAACCTAACTAACCTCTTCCGATTTCCGGAATTCCTAAAAAAGACCTTGATATATCTATGATGTAAACCAATCGTCTTTTCTCTGTTTTGTTATATGCACTGTGCCAATCACCATTATCAAATGCAAATAAATTTGACCAATCCAATTCAACACCTCTAACTTCCAAATACACATCGCCTTCTGGAATAATGAGTGGAATATGTATTCTAACTGTTTTTCTTAAATAGTTTTCTATATCAACATGCCTAGTGATAACACCACCTGGATCCAATATGCTATAACCACTGCAACCACAATGTTGTATATATTTTTGTGTTAAAGATGAGGCAGTAGGAAATGCATTTCTCATTTCAGGTTCAAGGAACATATTACGTTCGATGCCTTTTTGCGGTAGAGAATACCTTAGTCCTTCAACTTTCCAAATAACACGTTCTTCTGCGTCCAAAACTGCATTTTTATTTTTTGAAGCATAAGAGTTGCCGCCAGTAAATGTAGTGTAAAAGTCTTTATGATACTCCAAAAAGTCATCACGTAACTTTGGTGCCAACTCCAACAATTCATCTGCAATTAAAATTTCTTCTTTAGACCAAATGGTTTTAGGTATCTTCATTATGTCTCCACTAAGTGGTTGGTTATTCTGTTACGAGGAAACCAACCGAAACCCTAAGCGGCGTTTAGGCTGCTAATGCGAACTGTGAGTCGTTTGCGTTTACTTTGATTTAGTTTTAACATCTTCTCTGATGAGTTGTCCACTTCTGTACTATTTGCCCTGTCGAAACTATGCAGGCCCATCAGAAACATACTAGCACATAGACTTAACTATGAATTGTGGGTTTCAAGACCACTAATATGCTTATGGTGGACCTGGGGGGATTCGCACCCCCGTCCAGAACACTTTTCTAGTTGCTTCATACAACCATAACTTCACATTATACATTAAATTATTTAGTCTGTCAACTGTTTTTATGGTAATAATCAATTGCTTTAACCAGGCCTTCAATATGGTCTTGTGTTTTTTCTTTGAAAATCATTGGTTGTTCGTTATCCACGGCCATAATGATTATCAAATCATCAATAGGTGTACCAACTAATTCTTCATACATCAATGCATATGCAGTACATTGCCAAAAATAATCTAAAATATCTTCACGCTTTTTAATCTTCTTTGATGTTTTAAAATCAATGACTGATAACTTACCTTCATACTCACCAATGCAATCTACACGACCTGCTAATCCTAGTTGTGCAGACCACAGTCCGACCTCTTGGTAGTGTATGTTATTGATTTTGTTTAGATGTGGTTTGATTGATATGAACATCTCTTTGGCATCAGGCATAACAGTGCCTGGTGGTTTTGTTTCATTGTTCAAATAATATTCACACATGGTATGCATATTAGTACCACGGGATGTAGCATGTTTGGAGATTTTGTTTGCAACTTCTTCACCAACTCTACGGCGCCATGCCATGATGGCCTCTTTTTTCTGAGCACCCACCACTGTGGTCACCGATGGTAACTTTTTACCATCAGGCGTGACATAATATCTTTTCCCGTCAGGAAAAGTTTGAGATTCAATTTTTGGAATCTCTTTTGGTGGGCAATAAATGAACATTATAATCCTAACTTTAAGTTTTTATATTCAAGGATAGTTTGGTCTGCTTCTTCGATTTTTTTATTCAAAAAAGTTTTGTCAAATGTTCCATCAATGATATCTTTAATATCAACTCCCATACCAACCAGTTCAAATACATCATGGTTGATACTGACACCTTTATCAGCATTACCGTAAATTGATTTACCAGCTTTGATTCGATGTTGTTCTGTTTCTTTATTCAATGAATCAGCAACACGCCTTGCAGTATACCAGTTTGTATATTTGTTTTTCCAAATCATTGTTCCTTCATCAGGTTGTGCATATCTAAAATCATCATCACCTGTGGGAACTTTAAATTCTCCAGGTAACATTTCACTGTAACCCCATTTTTCATATTCTTTTTCAAATTCACTTAAACGACTGACTGATCCTTTTCTAATCAACAAAGGCCACCAATCCCAATTATCAAATACTTCAAAGTTTTGGTCCAACAATAATTGCTGACTTTTATACACACTAGAGATTGGTTCTCCAGGTAACCCACAAATCATACCAGTATATGTGTAAATTGGTTTATATTTCTTTAACTGTCTAATTGCTTCAAACTGTCTTTCATTATCTAGGCCTTTACCAATGGCCTTCTTGGCCTCTGGATGCAGTGATTCTAAACCAAATGTTGCAGCAACCAAACCAGTGTCCGCTAACATGGGTATAGTTTCTGGAAAACGTTCAATCAAATCTGCACGTAAGAACGCTGTGTATGTAATCTTAACACCACTCTTTGCAATTGCTTCAGCAACATAATCTAATTTAACCACGTTATCATTAAACGTATCATCATTAAACCAATAATTGTTTACACCAAACATCTCATAGTTTCTACGCAATTCGGCAGCCAAATTATCTACGTGACGAATGTAATCGTTCTTCTTTTTACCCAACAATGGAAAGGCACAGAACCTGCATCTGAAAATGCAACCCCTACTAATTTCAATAGGCAAGAAATTGTTTTTGATTAAGTCGCTCTCCAACCATTTTATGGATAAATCAGTATCATCATTCTTGTACACCATTTCGGCATTGATAGAAAAAGTTTCTCTATAAGGAACCCACTTTAAATCATCCAATCGTTTTTTTGTCAGGAATTTTAAATAGTGTAATACCGCTTCTTCGGCATATCCCCAAAAAATTCTATCAACCTTAGTTAAATCTATACCACTAATTGGTGTCTCATTGCCGCCAATTAAAGTCTTTACGTGTGGATATTTTTCTTTAATATGATTGAATAGGTGATTCACCTTATCAAATGCATAGATGAAGGTAATACTGACGCCAACAAACAGTGTTTTTGGTCCAATAAATCTAGCACAGATTGTTTCAATTTCTTCATCCGTGAAGTTGCCAAAATAATCAATAACTTCCATGTTATAACCATGTTGGTCTAAAACTGTCCTCAATCTTGCTGCACCAGCTGGTCGACTAATTGTTCTAGTTCGTTCCATACCGGTAAAAACGATACCGTGTATATCTGTCATAATTTAATAAATTTCAAAATCTCTAATTTTTTTAGTTACATATTTTTGTCTGATAGCTTCAAAGAAGTCTATATCTTCTTCTGTCAATTCTACACTATCAATCTTTTCTCTCATACTACCAACAAATTTTAACATTTGTTCAAACTCACCTTCATATTTAAAATGTTTTGTTACCTTTTTGGTGTCGTAAGCATCCATAATGATATGGTATCTATCTTCATCGGAATCATTTCTAATTTGGTGCCATTGATTCACCCAAAGAATCCAAACGCCACCATCAGCAGGCATGTGTAAATTTTTACCTTGACAAATGTGTACACATTTTTTATTTGTGAATAGTGGAATGTGAATACGAGCCATATATTCTTTTTCTTCAGCATCTCTGTGTACCAAACTTTTTGAATTTGCTTTCAAACAAGTAACTCTTGCTCTGGTTGGATAAAATCCCATTTCACGTATATCGTCCAAAACTTTCTTAATTTCGCCAACATAAGCTTCCGTTGGTTTGTCATGTTCCAAACCATGAGATACATTAAAATGTTTGTATGCTTTGTAAATCAATTCTTCTGTCGGTAAAAATGATTCTAGTGATTGACCTTTTTCCAACTGAATAGCTTCCCAACCACCAGTCCATGTGGCTTCTTTGCATAGAATACTCCAACCACCAAAACCATTGTATTTTGGAGTTTCATATTCTTCACCTTGAATAACTTGGTCACCCAAAGTAAAAACGCTATCCCTTACTTCTTGTTTCAACTTCTCAATATTTACTGTGTAGTCTAATTTTTCAAAAAACATTTGTTATCCTTTATAAATTTCCAGTTTCCTGCAACATTTCATATACTTGGCCATAATCATACAATTTGGTCCTAAGTGCAAAAGCTTTCCTAAGATTTGCTTCACCACCCAAAGGTTCAACATTATGTGGTACTCTCACATCTAACAGGTATGCTTCGCTAGGTTGAGCAATAAAAGATCCAATTTCATAAACATCATCGAAAGTATATACCGCATCAACATATGTTATTTCTTCACATGTCGGCATATTTTGTTTCTCCGATACAAATTCTTTAACTCTGGTTTTTAGTTCCTCAACATTCACATTTTGGTCTATAATTGTTCCCTCATCAACACCATGGTGTCTATCTTCTTCTGTCTTCCAAGAATTTGCTCCTGGTTTTGGTTTGAAAAAAACTGTCCTGTAATTCTGTGGGTCATAATAAAAATTGATTGTTGTTATAAAATCATTATCAACGTGTGGTAACAACAAACTATTAATAGACATTCTTGTTACTTGAAAATCTTTCCAATACCTTTCAGGTATAACTTTATACAACACTTCTTTTTCAGGTTCTGGTGTCCAAATTGTACTGTGTCTTACACCTAGTCCATATTTTCCAGCAAATGAATCAGCCTTACCTTGTGGTATAATGGTGTGTGGCATATATTCATATGTATGTTTTAATTTAACAAACGACATTATTGGTTTCCTTTAACATTTCTAGTACGTCCTGATACTTATGAACAAAAGTTCCTAAGGTAATGGCTTTACGTAAATTAAATTTACCCTTAACGCCATGTATTTGACTTACATCAAGTAACCAAATATCATAATCTTTAGCAACAAAACTACCAACTTCAATTAAATCTTCTTCAAAATATATATGTCCATTGGTTTGATTCTCAACCTGTACAGTTTTTGGAATCTCCACCTTCGGTTTATAAAAAGTTGTTGTGCAACCTTCGGTTTGCATATAGAAATTTATAGAGGTGATAATTTCAGTATCTGTGTGTGGTGGGATTATACAATCAATTGTCATAACTGTCAAGTGAAAGTCCTGCCAATACCTTTTTGGTATCACACCATATATTTTGTCAGCCTCAGGTGACCATATCTTTTTATAGTCGATACCTTTACCTTCATGTTTGAAATTTTTTAGTGGGTCGGTAACTGCATATAATGGTTTTTCAAAATTTGTTTCCAGTTTTGTAAACATTATTTCCATTCTCTAATTTTTGCCATGCGGCCAGCCCACGATTTTAAAATTACCGTATTCTGTGCATTTTTGTCTACAACTTTTCTTAGGTCGGTTGACAATGAAATGCGTAAATCATCAGATTTATTTTCATTAACGCCATGCAAAACATATGATGGAAAAAATATCAATCTACCTTCAACTGGTTTAAACCTACGTTCTCGCAATTTTGGTGTGTTACTTAGAGTATTATTTAACCAATCAATTGCTTGTGCAGAATCAAACGCCACAAGGTCACCACAACCTTCTTTAGCCTTTATGTAATACGTTGCTGCGATAGCAGATTCGGTGTGTCCATGCACCTCTAAGCGTTCTCCTGGTTCACGCACATTGACCCAACCCATGAAGTGTTCACAACCACGAATATTTAACATTCTGAGTTGTGGAATATTTTGCACAATTTTCTTGGTTACAATGTCTATAATTTCTTGTTTAAGTATATCTAAGTTGGGTCTACTGTAGTCCCATATACTGTTGTTTGGGTCTTTGTCTTTACCCAATACGATATCTTTGCCGATACCATAAATTTCATCTAACAGAGTTTCATTAAATTCTTCATCAAAACGTGTTTGTACTTCCCAAATTGGACTTTGCCAAAACATGTTCTGTGCATTTTGATACCAATGGTATTTTTCTCTGTCTTCTCTTGTCATAATATTTTGTGTCATAATAAAAAATCAATAGTTTTGTTTTTCAAACCATTCTTTAAATTGTCTTAGGTGTTCCAATTTCAACTGATGTTCCTCATCTGTCAAATCAGCATCTTTCGGTAAAGATGCATAATTTTCATATTCTTCTGTTGGATTTCTAAAGATTGTATCGGTTGCGGTTGTCCAACCAGCTTCCGTCAAATTCTCAATCTGGCCGTCAAACATTTCAAATAATACATCCTCATACTCATAACTCATGCGGAAAAATTCATCTCTTTCTTCTTCACTTAAAGCAACAACTCTTTCGAAGAATGTTTTTTTAACAAAATTTGGTATTAATGATTGATTAAATAAAATATTTTCATTATCATATGTTTTTATTGTTGGTAGTAAAGTGTGTGAATAATTCTTCATTGTTTTTCCAACCACTTTTTATATTCTGTAACATATACATTATCAACATTATCTCTAGCTAATTTTGGAACAAAAACTCCACTTTTGAGTAAAGCATTACCATAAAATTTTGTTAGTAAATTTTCATGTTTTGTTAACATTTCAAAAACACGTTCTTTTTTTTGTTGTGTCATTAAATCGAAGGCATTTAAACTATATGTGTTAAAAAAATGTGTCAGATGTTCATCTGTATAATCCAAATTGTTAATCAATATTTTAACCGGTCTAGTTGAAGAATATACTGGCATCACGCAACCTTTTTACTTGGTATGAATTTCTCAATGAAACGACCTAGTTCTGCAACCAACTTGAACATTACAAAAATTACAACAAGGCCAGCACCTTTTAAGAAACCAGGTTCTTTTTTACTTGGTCCAAACCAACGTTGCCACACACCAATAACCTTGCAGATTGGTGTACCAAACACAAACATCATTTTACCTGTCAGACTGCCTGTTTCCTTTTCACCCATTAAGTATGCCATTTCTTCAGCCCAAGGTGTTGCAATATCGTGAGCCCAAGTGATGGACCATTTCTTTGCAGCTGCACTAAATTCATCATCGGACATCCAAGGCATCATCTTAGGACCTTTGCCATCCATCCAGTCAACAACAATTTCCGCCCATGCACGATAACCATTGTAGATATCCGGATTGGTTTTTTGCAAACGTTCACCAAATGCTTGGTCTGCCTCAAAGATATTTTTCTTCATTAAACCGAGGTCAAATAGTTTTGTACAAATAATCTTCGAACAATTACAATTATAGCTGAAACAATTTTGGTTGTTCGTGCAGTTGTACACTGGTGTGGTTGATAATTGACAGTCTCCAGTTTGTAACCAAAATTGTGTGTCACAGTTTGCACAGTTAATTGCTGTGCAGTTGTTTGTTGAATTACATTGAATATTACCACAATTACAATTCCATGCTTTATTGTTTACATTATTACAATTGCCGGCAGTGTTTTGTCTATAAAATCTTAGGCCACTAAAAGAACCTAAATTTGATGTACCCGGTCTTATAACTGGTTTTATGTAACCATTTAAAAAAGTCAAACTTGCATTTGTTGTGGGTGACCTTCCAACTGCTGCATTAACGTTTGATACTCCAATGGGTTGACCTGATGCTGGTAGTGTCATTTTTTCTACTCTCTAATGTTGTTATTATTTAGTTTTCTAAACGAGATTTACCATAAACCAAAACTTCATCCACTTCACCAATAATCTCTTTAATTACCTTGATTGGTATGATTTTTTTCTGTTTATCTTCTTCGTGTGTGAATATATTACCAAAGATATCTTGTCGTTCAAGAGGTAAAGTATCACTCTTAATTAGTGTCGGAATATAACCACCCGTCATAACTGTGAATCCTGCCGCAAATAATGCCACGTTATCAGAGTATGCATTAGCACAAGAAACATCCCAAAACTTTTCATCCAAGAACATACACGCACCTTTACAGACATGTAACACTGGACACTCTGGACATTCTTTTCGGTTAGACCAATGCGTAACAGACTTCAATTCAACTTTTGCATAATCTTCTAAGTTTCCACCATGGTGTGATTCACCGTTCTTGGAAATTTCTAAAGAACTCACATTCTGGCAGGTCATAATGTTACCACGTAAATCGACAGACAAAGTGTGTTCATCATCCATACCACACTTTTGACCCAAATATTTAGATTCCCTATGAGTCAATACACCAGTTACAAAATCATCAATTTTACCTAATTGTGCTCTAAAACCAATTTGGCCTTCTGTACCATACAACTCACCAAAGGCACGTTGCCTAAAATCGAAATGTTCTTGTTTTGTGATTAGTGAATATGATATACCTTCTTCGTCATAGGCATCAACCATTGAACCTTCACCCAAGATAACATTTTCATCACCAGTGAGATTTACGAACCAATCATAGATTTCTTTACGACTTTGGTTTTTAGAGTTCAACATTGAATTAAAACTAAAACTTTTACCAAGTCTAGTCATCATACGATAGAATCCTAGAATACGTTCTTTTTGTTCAGGATCATCAAAAGGATCAGGACCACGTACAAATTGACCCGGTCCATCATGTGAAATTGACACAGCAAAATCCATCATCATTAACCAATCAATAATTTCATCAGTTAGTATCGAACCATTGGTGATAACACTGAATTGTGGTTTGGTTTTCCAACTGTCAAATTTTTCTGCAATGGCCTCAGCCAATGGCTTCATTGTTTTCCAATAAACAAGTGGTTCACCACCCCAAAATTCAACTCTTAAACCAACATCTTCATCAAAATGAAGATTATCTAATTTCTCCATAAAAACATCAATATCTTTTTTAGAGGTTTCTGGTTGGCGTTCAACAAACTTCTGTGAACAATAATCACAAGAATAGTTACAACTCAACCCCATCTGAATCTTCAAATGGCTGATTAATTTTGATTTTTTTAGTGGACGATTCTTGTCAAATGGTTTGTAAGGTTTCAAAGAATGTTGTGGCATTTGGTCTGCCGGATATTCAAACACATTACCATCAGAATCTTTCAACACATTAGCCATATTGTCATAGTGAAAAACTCTTTTATCACCATCTTCAAATCGTGTGGCTTCAATTTCAAAAATCATTTTATTTCCTCTTATTATTGGAATAGTATTTATCTTAGTTTGGAATAGTATTTATCTTAGTAACCTAGGTCTTCACAGGCCACAATCCATTGTTTAACTAAACTGGAACGAACAATATCGTCTGGTGTAAAGTATATTTCTTGAAAGGACGGCATCTTACGTGCCACTTCCAAGAAACTATGGAATGCTGTTTGGTCTTTGTTACTCTTAATCAAATCAGTTTGTTTAAAATCACCTGAAAATATGATTTTGGACCTATGTCCAACACGGGTGATAATTGTATTTACTTCTGACCAATTCAAATTCTGATTTTCATCAACTATAATAATAGCATCATCAATAGAAATACCACGAATGGCAGTAGTAGAAATAAATCGTACATGATTTTGTTCCTTTAATCTATCCCATGCATCGGAACGACCAAATAATGTGGCCGCAATCTCTTTGTAAGGTAATTCATAGATTTCTTGTTTTTCTTCAAGATTGCCTGGTAAATAACCAACGTCACGTAATTGCACAAGTGACCTTACAACTACTACTTGTTTGAATGAATTGGACTTGTCTAATACTTCTTCTAATGATTTATATAGTGCCAAAAAAGTTTTGCCTACCCCAGGACTACCAAATAGTCCCATAAAGTAGGCACCGCCTTTATACATCTCAAAGAATAATCTTTGATTTTCTGTTAGTGGATCAAACGTCTTTAGATGGTCTGGTTTAATTCTCAATGAATTGTTTACTGCTGGTTGATGCCTTGTCTTATTCTCATCATCTTGTAACTGTTCCGCTGCGTATCTGGCTGTTGTTTTTTTGGTAACCATCAATTCCCCTTTGAAATATTGCTGAAACTTTTTTAGTAGTATCGGGTTTCTTTTTCTTCCGATTCTTGCTGGAATTCTTTACCTCAGGTATCTCCTCAATTTTCTTTTTTGGTAGAAATAGGGCTGGTATCTGCGCCATTACCATTCCCTTGGCATTTTAGTTTTATGACCACTCATTGTATTTCCAGGAATAGTTTCCTTCATACGATTGATGACATACTTTTCAAATGTGGAGTCGGCCTTACCAGTTCCTGGTGTGTCCATACGCATACCATCGCCTAGGCCTGGAATGCCATCGACTGTGAAGTAACGTTCTAGATGGGGGTTATTTAACTTAAACTCATCATACTCTGCAAGGCGCATCGTATGTTCTTCAATTTCACTTGTATTTTTATTCAAAAATGTATAAATCATGCGGTTTGAAACCAGCTTGGCACTGGTCGTGAGTTAAATTTTCCTCGCCATGAAGCGAGGTGCGTCTTATTATTTATATAGTAATTGCGGTATGACTTGATTGAATCGCCTGCCACTTTTACATCATCAGGCATTGCTGGTGTTGGTTCTGTGAAGCCAACGCCTTTGGGAATATGTGTTGGTGGTGTGTATAGTGATTCAATCAATTTTTCGCAGGCATGGTTTTTACCATAACGATATGTATATTCTTTCATCAATTCAATGAACATAGTATACAACCACTCATAGTTTTCATAAGACTTTCTCACCCAAATTGCTGAAGGATGATTGATATGTGTAGCAACATAGAGCTCAGACTCACGGCCGTCAGAAAGAACATATCTGCTTTGTTTTCGACCAGTTTCAGAGAGGCCAACAGACAAAGTGCCATCAAGAACACGATGAGCAGTAGAAAGTAATTGAGCATATTCGAGGATCATTTTGATACAATGTTTGTCGTTATGCATTTCTGCACAAACTTTTGGGTCATTGTGAAGGTAAAAAATGTTCATGTTGTCACCAGTGATGGATTACTCCGGCAATAATAAAAAGGTTGGTTATGATGTATGATAACACAATAACAGTCCGGATGCAAGCAATTTTATTGGCCTCGCTGTTATTGTTACCACTTTTTTCACCTAAAGCTTTACACCACAGGCGCCACATAAGGAATTTTAATCCTAGGAACATCCATCCACATACCATGTGTCTTTATGTTGCCATATTGGTCATGTATGTTTCGTTTAACCTGTAAAGCAACCTTTGCAATTCTATCGCCTTCCATATATTCAACTACCTGAAATTCATAACCGATAGGTTCAACCATTACGAATGATGTTGCTTGTGCTGTCTGCATTGCCATACCTGTGCCTCCGGCACTAACACTCGGCAAAATGCCGTAGAATGTATTGGTTGTTAAAGTTGTACTCATGTTAACATCCTAATCAATCCAATGGTGTCAATAGTTGTCAACAAGATGTAGTTAGCCAGCATGCCAAATGATTTCCTAGTATAAGCAGCCCAAGCGTACAGAGCACAACCAAGGATCCACACAGGATACAGAGCAAGTAGAGGGGGAGATGGTACAGTGAGTGCCATGGTAATTGAGCAACCAATACTAATAGCCCAAGCGAGCAACTCAATAACAAAACGAATGTGATTACTGCGCCAATCATCTTTAATCCATTGAATTGTCGGTGCGAATAGTTGCTGCATAATATTCCTCATCTGGTATCACATCTAATGTACCGTTAATTATAAAACCACATCCACGTAGAAACATGGTAAATTCTTCTAGAATGTCTTGCAGTTGTTCTGCTTCAAATTCTATAGTAACTTTTGTTCCTGGTTGTTTGTCATTAAAACCCCCCAAGTAGTTGTAGTGTTGACCTGCCATTTCAAACTTCATTGTTTAACCACCAAATTTAGGAATTTCAATTTCTTCTGATTTTTTAGTTTTCTTTGTAGTTTCAGATGATGTAGAAACTTTAGGAAAACGGCGTTCAATATCTTCTACTGTTACAGTCTGCATAGCGAATTGTCTAAACAAATCATAACTGTCGGAAACTTTCATGGCATTTTTAGAATTCATACCTGCACCATCAAGCGTAAACAATGCACATCCACCATTAGCCAATGGTGCAATTTCAATAATGTGGTCCAAATTAATAATAACAGGACAACCCTTTTCAATAGAATTGACTTCAACAAATAAACTCATAGTGACTCCTTATTTCTTATCACAATCAGCCACACGAATTAAATATACTGTTTGCTCTGTGTGTGGACGTACAAAGAAACATTCACCTTTAATCGACCATACAAGGTGGTTTTGAATACCATCTTTAAAGTCTTTTAATACATCTACTGTTGGTGTAGGTCTGGTGACAATTGCCAACATAAACAATAAAATGGCAACAACCATTAGTATGTAACCAACGAGTTTCACATAATTTTCTTTTAACCAAAGTAACCAAGTTTTCATATTTTTCCTAATTGTAAAAGTAGATTATACACTGCGGTGCCAATTAAGGCAACTGCACCTATAAAGAATGCTAGTTTGATGGATTCTTCTTGATAATATTCAACTTCATGTTTAATCATATCCCGTTGCGCCAGGATCATTGGTGGTGCTTCTTGTTCACCACCTAACATATAGACAGTCTTTTCGGATTCTTTCAACCTACGTAAGGCCGACACATAATGAATGAATGATAACATTAACAAGTCACCTTATATGGTGGTGCATAAGGGTCTGGTTGATATGGTGCGGGTCGTGATGCAAGGTGATGCACCAATTCACGCAATGCCACATTTTCTTTTTCAATGAGTTCCAACTCTTTTATACGGAGTTTTATCTCAGACATTTCTTCTTCAAGTTTTTGTAGTACATTAACCATATTAGTCCCATAGTGCTTGATAATATTTGCCGAACAAACGCAAACCATTAGTGATGCGTTCTTGGTGTTTGTTGCGAGCTTCCCAATCTATCTCATATGTATGATTTGGTCCATGGCGCATTTCAGTATATCTCTGTTCACTTTTAGGCACTTCATTGCCTTCTACATCAACAGGCACAAAATTCCAATCAGCAACACCAGAAGTGTACAGTTGTTCCCAATCATTATCTGGTTGTAGTTGTTCAAAAGCCCAAATCATTTCATCCATGACCCAATCGAAACGTTTGAAATGATTGGCATCCACATCATATACATTTTCTTTTGGTGGTGCTGAGGTAGACTTCAATTCTTCTGGCACATCATTATCATCAACATTAGGCGAACCATGTTTCGTGGCGTGCAACTGTTTCAACATTGGAAGAATAATTGGTGACAATGTGCCATCCATATTCCATGTATCCCATCTGTCGATTTTTACATAACGAATTTGTGGATGAATAAAGTCCATGAATTTCATGTATGCGGTTGACAATGGCATTAGACGATTGGACCACTTTTCGATGATTGGTTCATCATAGTCAATCTCACGCCAAAAGAAAATCTTCTCCAAAATTGTATATGGAGAAATCCAGTGGTTACGATAATTTGAGAAATAGATTTTCATAATTTTAACATTTGTTCCAGTGTAAAAACTTTTTTCATATACGGTGACACATCATGCAAAACAGAATGTGCTAAGTCACCTGCTCTACGTGGCATCACATTTACTTTAAAATCACAATCATTCACCTTTTTGAATGTATCTATGGTTTGTTGTACTGTGTAACCTTGCCCGCTGCCTAGGTTTTCCAAGAGGATATTTGAAGGTCGTCTAATAGCAAGTTTAATGGCCTCGCATATTTCAAGTACGTGTATATAATCACGAACTGCGGTACCATCAAGTGTATCATAATCATTACCATATAAATTGAACTCACCTGTTTCTCTCGCTTTCATTAAATTGTACATCAAACCATCATGGTTCGTTGGATCAATTCCGTATGCAGAACCAATAACGTTGTAGAACCTGAAAATTGTTTGGTCTTTGTTAGTTAATGTGCAATAATTACGAACAATTGTTTCAGTAATCTTTTTTGATATTGCATATGGACTTTCTGCACCAGAGGCTGCGCCAGTTGATGCAAAGATGAAATGGTCAAAACTCACACGTTCCAAAAGATTCATTGTACCACCAACATTTGTTTGGTAGTAACGCATCGGCCATTTTACAGAATCACCGACATTCACCAATCCAGCCAAATGAACCACAACATCATAGTGGCCATCTAAACAGTTCATGTTGTCAATATCTTCTTGTATAAATTTTTCTGCAAGTTGTGGTTTGAACACACGATCCAAACCAACAACATATTCATTACTCAACACCTGACAAAGGTGTTGGCCAATGTAACCAGAACTACCGGTGATTAGAATCTTCTTCATTCTTTGTAATCAATAGAGTTGATTGATTTCATTTTGTCGGCAATGTCCCAATTCTTACAGTAATCGTTATCTGCGTCAAACAATTTTAAATAATCTTTTGCAGATAATTCACGACTAGAAACAATCACCTCATCAATATGATGTTGTGAAAATTCTTTGAAAGAATCTTTGCCAATTTCCATAATGAATTCATCATGTGCATGAGATTCTTCATGAGCCTCAACCACATAACGCATACGAAACATTGATACAGTTTCAACTAGATACAGTTTCTTTTCCATTTTCAACTCCAAAAGTTTTTTCAATTTCAAACACACATACATCAGCCAATTCACGGGAAGACCACCTATGATCCTTGGCAAATTGTTTATTTTCTTTTATGATATCGGTACACCTTAACACAATCATCTCGGTGAATTTCTCAATTGTATATTCCCACTTATACCGTTCTTTGCCTAGACCATATACATCTAGGTAAGATTCTCGGACAAGTTCTCTAAGTTGTTCGTTCATCAAACCTCCACAAATTTCAATTGAAATCTATCAGCACGGTCTTCATATGCATCATAACCACGGGGGTTACAAACAATACGAGTAGAACCAACCATATAGTCGAAATCTTCATGTGTATGACCATGAGTCCACAATTTGATTTGTGGATGATCCATGATGTATTCGTCCAATGCGCTACTATAACCACCATTCATAATCTGTTCATCAGCATAACGAGGATGGGTTGATGATTTGCTTGGTGCATGGTGACCCACAACAACAAACTTTTCATCAAACTTACCTTCAATCACAGACTGAATGTAACCCAACATTTTACGATGGTCTTCAACCGAATCTTCTGGTGAGAACCGAGAAACACGTTGCTTGAATTCAAAACCATCTTCAATCAATGAATTTACTTCACCAATTTTTTGTGTGATGTATTCACCATTCCCATCTTTTTTGTAGATTGGTGCTTTGTAGTTGACCACACGGTCACTATTATCTACACAACGGAAGTCATTCATCATGCCTTTCATGTGCAACAATGTAATTGGATCTTCCTTGTTCATATCAGTCCACAAAGTACCGCCAATGAATGTTACATCATCAACAGTTAGAATTTGTTTATCTAAGATATGTAAATTGCGTAGATAACCAAGCTTATCACGAAGCCTTGTAATAGTATCCCTAAAATCACCGTGATAATGTTCGTGATTTCCAGCGATGTAGATAACATGAGGGAATCTAGCAGAGCATTCTTGAAAGAATGTATGCCACGCCTCAGAGCGGCCAAAGCGGTCAGCAAGCGCATATTCGTCCCTTGTATTTAAATCTTTAGCAACACAAATATCACCGCCAAGAATGAGTACATCAGCACCTTCGGTATTGTCGAGGCTGATAGTACCAAATTCTAGGTGAATATCTGAACAAACTGCAATCTTCATAGTATTATTTCCTTATGGTGATATTATAACATGGGTAGTTATATATGTCAAGCCACACTGTTGTTTAATTGCGACACACGTAGGATCCTTACCTGGTCATCAGGCACGGCAAACATCCTTGCTCGGAAATATGTAAGGCCATGGCTGTGGTGAGGCAT